TTCCCCAACAAAAAAGCCCTCAACTTTTTGCAAGTTCGGGCTTTTTTGTAGAAATTAAACTATTTTTAAAATATGATTTTTAAAGTGTGCTAAATGTCATTAATTCAAAATTTAAGTGTAGAATAAATTGACTTAACTTGAATTAGATGTTAACAAAGTGCAAACACTTTAATGATAACTATATATTTTATATACTGTAATTTTATATTTCATCAACAGCTTCTTTTAACTTCTTGAGGTTCTTATGTACATAAACCTCAGATGTAGTTTTATAGCTAGAATGTCCTATCATTTTTATAATTGCATCTTTATCTGCTACAGTATCTGATAATAGACTTGCGAATGTATGTCTAGTATCGTGTAAGCTATGATATGATAAGCCCATATCTCTAAATAATATCCTAAAATGATTATCAAAAGAATCATAATCATACTCTAAGCCATCAAGTCTCTGCCATAAATGTTTATCTTTGCTGAAATATCTATTCTTAAAAAGCTCTAGTATTTTATCTGCAATAGGGACTTTTCTTATCCCAGCTTTACTCTTAGACGCTTCTATTTCAAAGTAATAATCTTTTAGATAAATATTTTTCCTATTTACTTTTAATAACTCACTTATTCTAAGCCCTGTATAACATAAGATTAATACCATGTCTATTATTCTATACTTGTCTACATCATAATTATATAAGTTATCCCATAAAACTTGTAACTCTTCCTTACTGATTGGTCTTTCTCTATCTCCAGTCTTGTTACCTTTTTCCTGAACTGGAAGTTTTAAAAACTTAGCATAGTTCTTAGTGGCCATATCATTTAGAATTGCAAAGTCCCAAATATTAGACCAAAAACTTCTTAATAATCTTAATGTACTATTAGTTAGATCCAAACTATAAAAGATATTTTGTAGCATAATACCATTAATTTTAGCTATTTCTAATCCATACAATTTTTTACTTCTTTTAAAATTAGTTTCATAGTTAGATTTGGTTCCTGCTTTAACATCTTCCTTAGACTTAATCCATAACCTATATAACTCTTCAAATGTTATTCCTTTTTCTTTTTTCTTAGCAATTTTTACTCCTGTATTTTCTAACATTTCAAGATTATTTGTAAACATTGCTAGTTTATAAGTCTCAGCTTCTTTTTGAGTTTTAAAACAAGCTATAAAATCTCTCTTATATCTTTTTTCTTCTGTACTGTAATATTTAGGTCCTAATAAAGCCCAAGGTTTTCTTCTGTTTCCAGATAGTTTAAAAACAGTTCCCATTCCGTTTGCTGCTCTCATAAAAAATCACACTCCTTTATTTGCATAATAAAAATGAGTGTGATATAATCTTAATATCTGAATTACAAAGAGTATCACACTCTTAAAGCCTTTTAGTTGTTGGTAGCAACTGAGAGGCTTTTTTTATTTTTATAAATTCAAATCTTTATATACAAAATCCTTATAAATTTTTGGACCTATTTCTTTTTTATTAATATAATCGGTATGTATATCAGGCCATTCATCAATAGCTTTAGTAATTATTTTTTCTCTAAAAGGAATATGCAAAGCTGTTGTTTCTTTTAATATTTTAGGGCAATAAATATCATCAAGTTTTCTATTATATTTTCCTTTTGAATCTTCAACTATATTAACTGCAATAATTGGAATGCCTAATTCAATAGCTTTTTCTATTTCCCATCTAACATATTTATATAAATATTTTGTATTTTCACCAACTAAGACAATCATAACTTTGGAATTTTTTAATCTTTCAAAAAGTTTTCTTTTAATTGTTTCTTCATTACTATATTTTCTTAAATTATTTATTTCATGTGCATTATATATCTCAAAATCAAATTTATCATTTTCACTCCAAGCTAATAACATTCTATAATATTTTATGTCTTGATCAGCATCAAAACACACATAAGTTTTATTTCTATATGCCATATTTAATTATCCTCCTCATGATTAATATTTGTATTGGCTAAAATAAATGTCAAAAATATAAAATTAACAATACAATTTATAGTAAAAACTAAATAGCCTCTATTTGTTGTTGGAGAAAAATTATTTGAATTGAAGAAAGTTCCAAAACTAAGTGAAAAGGCTTTAATTATATTTGAAATTCCTTGATTTTCAAGTTCAAAATCATTAGCATAATAATTTTTATATAAAACCATAAATGAAAATGAGGAATATATTATAGAAAGAATAAAATTTATAAATCTTTTTTTAGAATTTTCTTTATTGCTTTTCCTATTTTCCCATACATGGTAGTAAAAGTAAGTAAATATATTCATTAATAACATATACCATATAATGAAAAGGATTAATCTATTAGAAGGAATGAATCCTTTAAAAATTAAAAATAATAATCCATATTTCATTATAATAAAATAGTCTATTGCTTTACCTTTAACAGTCCTGCATAAATTCTCATCATAATCAATAACTATAAGTTTCCTATTATATACTAACCAATATAGAGTTTTCCAATATTCAACTAAATTTATTGATTTTAAAGTGTTAACTAATAAATCAAAAATATTATATAACATAACTTACCTCATAATATATTTTTAAATTAAAATTACAATGTATGAGATAACTTTAAATAAGCTACCTCATATTTATATTATTTAGGTAAATTTTCCAAAGCATAATCTGCTTCCTCTTTTGTAAACTTTTCCCCATAGTCTGATACTAGTTGATTATATACAGATTTTCTGGACATATTCATATCTTGTTGATAAGATATAGCCTTTTTTAAAGCATTGTCCTTCCAGTTTGCTTCGACTTTAGAAATAGCATAATCTGCTTCTTCCTTTGTAAATTGTTCTCCATACTCTGAAATCAATTGTTCATACACAGATTTTTTAGACATATACTGATCATTAGCATATGAGTTAGCTTTATTTAATGCATTTTCTTTCCAATCAGCAACTACATTATCTATTGCATATTGAGCTGCTTCTTTAGGAAAACCCTCTCCATATTCAGATATTAATTGCTTGTATACAGACTTTTTTGACATACCTAAGTCATTAGCATAACTTTCTGCTTTTGCCAATGCTGATTTGTATTCCGTAGGAACACTTTCATCTACCTCTTTCTTTGGTTCTTCTGTAACCTTTGCAACTTCTTGAGTAGCAGAATTAGAAGCTTTTGATGTTTCTTTTTTATCTTCTCCCAATGAACCAATAACACCAATAGCAATAATAACAGCCACAATTCCAATTAAAACTTTCTTTTTCATAAAAATCTCTCCCTTTTTTTATTTTTTATCTCTTAATTATCACTAATTAGAGAATTAATAATTAATAGTTATTGTTACTGAATAATCATCTCTATCATTTTTTAACTTTTTACCATTCCATAATTTATATTCACCACCACAGATTGTAGCAGTAATTTCTTTTATATCATTATTTTCTAAAATTTTAGCAAAAGAGATATTGATGTTCTTAGGAACATATCCAACAGTTCCCATACCTTTTATCATGACTCTTATGGCATTTTTATCATATTCATTTTCTGGTTCTTTTTCAAATTTTATTAAACCATCTGAATAATTAGATTTTATTTCGTAGTCTTGTGGAATTTCATAAATTTCTATATCAATATTTTCTTTTGTTTTGATTTTTGAATCAGTTAATCCCTCATAACTAATAATTTCTTTCTTTTCTATTTTTTTAAAAAAGAATTTACTGATGTTAGCTTGTCTGCCTCCTAAAAAAGTTCCTGCCACTTGGAACTTTAGAGTTTTATTTTGTTTAATGTTTTCATTATTTTTAGATATATTATTAATGTTTTTTGCACTAAATAATGAAAAAAAGAAAAAGAAAATAAAAGTAATAACTAGCATAATAATTCCAAAAATAATAGAATCAGTAAAAGCTACAACAGTTAAGATTCCAAAAATAATAGTCATAATTAAAAATAAATACCTTAATATTTTTTTTAACATATTCCCCTCCTAAATTTATATTTATAAGTCAATCATAACTTTAACAACTTTACCATATTCTACAAAATCATCAAATTCATTTACAACCTTATCATCATAAGCTAAATTAAATGAATGTAGAATTAATCTGTCTTTTACTACTTTTTTTTGTTTTACAAAATTTTCATCATTTAAGTTAAAGGCTCCAATTTCTCCAACTTCAATAGCTATATCTTTTTTTATAATAATAGTAGAGCCGTTTGGAATTTTTGGCTCCATACTATCTCCCTCAACTTTAACTGCAAAATATGTAGTTCCATTTTTCTTTAAACCAAAAACTGGAATCATTTTAATAAATTCTGAGTTACTAGCTCCATAACCTGCTGATATACTTTCATATAAAGGTATCATCATAAAATCAGTTTCTATATCGTTCATATTTATATTTGATTTTTCTTCTATTTCTTTTACTTCGCCATCCATTAAATATGATGTACTTACTTTTAATGCTTCAGCAAAAGCAATTATTTTTGATTGAGATAAATCTGCTTTTTTTGCTTCTATTTTTGCTATACTACTTCTATCATTATATCCAGTTAATTTAGCTAATTCATCTTGAGTCATTTTTAATTCTTTTCTTCTATTTCTTATCCTATCATACATATCCATAAAGATTTTCCTCCAATCTTTTTTATTTGATTATAATACTTTTGTGAAAAAAAAGCAACTTTTTTTTATTTTTTAAAAAATTTTTGTTGACAAATTATAAACAATGATATAAAATTAATTTGTTGAAAATTTGACAACATTTGAAAAAATAAAAGGAGGTGTTTTATTTGACTGATACAGAATTATTAAGAAAAAAGATGGAAAATAGTGGATATCGTTTTAACTGGATTGCCAAACAATTAAGTTTAACTCCTTATGGACTTAGAAAAAAAGTAAATGGGGAAAATGAATTTAAAGCATCAGAAATTGTTAAATTTCAAAAAATTTTAAAAATATCAAATATAGAAAGAGATAAAATTTTTTTTGGTTAATTTGTTGAAAATTTGACAACATTTGAAAAGTTTAAAATTTGAACTAAAACTACTTAGGCGATAGGATATTAAGAAAGATAAGTTAATTAAAAATTAATAAAGACTATCAAGTCCCTAAGCTTTGATAGTCTTCATCTAAATTTTTTAACTTTTTACATTTTGCAAAGTTAAATTAATTTTACCTTTACTAGCACAGAGAACTGGTTTTCAAATCTAAAATTAATTTTTCTTAGAATTTCTTAGGGCAATTCTTTCTATGGAATGTCCTATCACTTAAGCAGTTTTAGTTCTGCTAATTTAAAGCCAATAGCTGATAGGGAAAAAGAATAACAGTGTCCATTTATACCCGACTTGTACGGTTGTTATTCAATTTCAAAAAGAACTGGCATAATCAAAAGGGCTTTCAAGAAAGACCACCTCCAATTTTGCCATGAAAGGCTTGGTTTTATTTTAACACAAAACAATAAAAATTGCTATTAACAAAAAAGAAAGAGAGAGTGATCTATGAGAAGAATTTTATTTTTAATATTTTTTACTTTATTAATGGGAACACTATCATATTTAGCAGGAAAACAAAAAGGATTTAATCGAAATTTTCTACTGGTCCTGGTAATCCTAATTTACGGCATATATCTTTATATTCTGTCATAAGTGATTGATAAATTTTAAGGTAAGTTTTATTCAATAAATCAAAATGAGTTTCATATATTTTATCAGATGTTAAAAATCCTGCATTAGAATTTTCAAAAATTTCTACTGTAATCCGATTAATAATATAAGCATGAAATTCTATAAATAATGATTTGATTTCTTTTGAAAGATATTTAATATTTTTACTAAGAATTTTATCCATATTATAAAAAGTTTCAAAGTAATAAGATATATCTCCACAATCTACCTTCAGTATAACAAATTTTTCTCTGGTAAGAATATTTGTTGTATGCGATATGTAAATAGGAATATACAAGTTATCAAGTTTTTCGTTCATTAATTGAATATTGTATTCTAACTGTTTTTTCTTCATATCATTTTTGAGAGTTTTAGAATACATAAAATATGAAAAAATTAATGGTGCAGATATTTCTAACAATCTAAGATAATCCATAATTTAAACCTCCCAATAAAAAATAATTTATAAAATTATATCTTTTTATTAGGAGAAAATCAAGAAACAAAGAAAGGAATTAAATATTAAAGGAGGGGAAAAATGGGAATACATAGAAATGAATTTTTAAGATTAATAAAAATAATACCATTTCCCGCTACTGCAAAATTAAAAGATGTAGTAGCAGTGATGGAAGTTTATAAAAAGATGGAGGTTAACAATGAAAAATAAAAAGTTCAGAAAAGCTAGTATTATTAACATCATAAAGTATAAGGCCATATGGTTTTTAGGGGTGTTAAAAGACTTGGTAGAAGAAATTAAAGAATTATTTTAGAGAGGTGCAAAATGCCAAACTACAAAATAACAGTAGATGAAGCTGTAGCATTATCAGGAGGAGAACTTAACAAAGACGATGTATACAGTTTAATTAGAGCTAATGAAGTTCCAGGTTGTATCTATATAAAAGATCAAGAAAAGGAAAGGGGGAAATATTTAATAATAAAACCACATTGGTTGAACTTTTTAGCAGGGAAAAGTTATAAAAAAATAAAAACATCTAATAGCACCGACCAAAGTTTATTAGATGTTTAGAAAAAAATATTCAAGTATTTAACTTTACTTGAATTATATATCAAATTTTTAAAAAATTCAAGGAGTGATAAAAAATGACAGTTAAAGAATTAAGAGAAGAAGCAAAAAGTTTAGGGCTAGTAGGATATAGTAAATTAAACAAAGCAGATTTAGAACAATTAATAAGTGTTACTAAATCAGAAGTAATAGAAATGACAAAAGAAGAGTTTGAAACTTCTGTAACAGCAAATACTGAAAATACAAAAGTTCTTAGTTATGATAATGAAGACGATTGGCATGAACTTAGAGCAAAAAGAATAGGTGGAAGTGACATAGGGGCAATAATTGGAGTAAATCCATATAAATCAATAGTTGATGTTTATGTAGATAAAACAGAAGGATCTGATTTCAAAGGAAATAATGCTACCTATTGGGGGCATGTGTTAGAGGGAACTGTTTTAAAAGAGTTTTCCAATAGACATAAAGAACTAATTGTATATGAAGTTCCTTATTCAGTTGTAAATGATTTTTTAATTGCTAATTTAGATGGAGCTTTAAAAGATAAAGAAACAGGAGATTATGGAGTTTTAGAAATAAAAACAACTTCTGTTTGGAATAGGAAGGAATGGGAAGAAGATATTATTCCACAGAGCTATTATGCTCAAATCCAACACTATTTAATGCTTACTGGCTATAAATTTGCTTATGTAGCTGTTTTAATAGGTGGAAATGAATATAAGGAATTTAAAGTAGAGAGAAGTGAGGAGGATATAGAACTTATTAGAAATAAGTCTACTGAGTTCTATAATGAAAACTTATTAAAAAAGATTCTACCAATGCCAGACGGAAGTGATGCATATATGCAACATCTAAAGAAAAAGGCAATGGAAATAGAAAATAATAAAATTATTGAATTAGTTGGTTTTGAAGAAAAAGTAGAAATGTTAAAAAATGTTACAAGAGAGAAAAAAGAATTAGAAAAAACTGAAAATCTTTTAAAAGAGGAAATAATGCTAGAGATGATTAGAGAAAAGACTCTAAAAGCAGTAGTTGGAAAATCAAAATTTAACATTTTAAGCAAAAAATCATTAGACAAAAAGAAACTAGGAAAAGAACAGCCTCAGCTTCTTAAAGAATATGAGGAATATATAGAAAAATTTGAAGAACAAACAAAAGATTATTTAAAAGAAAGTAAATATATAATGCCATATTTAGGAAAATAAAAAGGAGAGTATCAAATATGATAAGTGATAATATTTTAAAATGGTATACAGATGAAATTATAAGAAGTAAATATAATGTTTTAGGTTGGGCATTAATTGAAAAACAAATCAAAGAAGATAAAACAAAATTGGTTTTTGAAACTTCAAATACAAAATTATCATTAGAATTTAAAAAATTAAGTGAAACAACAATAATTTTTAATAATATTGTTTGTAAAGAAGAAGTACCAAAAACAAAAATAAATGGTGTCGAATATTATTTAGAGGAGGCTATTTGGGCAGAAGTTTTTGATGAAAAATTATTAAATAAAGGTTTAGAACTTGAAAATATGACTATTGAAGAAATAGAAACAGAAGCAATCAGTTGTATAGAAAAAGCATTTGAAAGAATGAAAGATATAAAAACAAATGGTAATATGCCACTTTTTTTAGAAGAAGAAATAGAAGAAGCTGAGATAGTTGATGAAAAAGAATAAGGAGAGTAGATAGAATGAGTATAACAGCAAAAAATAGTTTAACATCAGGAAATAGTGGAACAATGGTAAAAAAAGAAAATAAATCTAAAACAATATTTGATGTAATACAAGCAGGAGCAAAACAATTTGCAACTGCATTGCCAAAACATGTAAATAGTGAAAGGTTTGTTAGAATAGCTATTACTACAATTAGACAAAACCCAAAACTTGCTAAATGTAGTCAAGAGAGTTTGTTAGGTGCTTTAATGGTATCTGCTCAACTTGGTTTAGAACCTGGTACTTTAGGACAATGTTATTTAATACCATTTGAAAATAAGAAAGCTGGCACAGTTGAGTGCCAGTTTCAAATAGGTTATAAAGGACTAATTGAATTATTAAGAAGAAGTGGACAATTATCTGATATATACAGTTATACAGTATATGAAAATGATGACTTTAACATTGAATATGGATTATCAAGAACATTAACACATAAGCCAAATTTTGATGAAAGAGGAGAAATAAAAGGCTTTTATGCTGTAGCAATTCTAAAAGATGGAGCTAAGGCATTTGAATATATGACAAAAGATGAAGTTACACATCATGAAGAAAAATATAGAAAAGGATCTTATAAAAACGATGTATGGAATAAGAATTTTGAAGAAATGGCGCAAAAAACAGTAGTTAAAAAGCTATTAAAATGGTTACCAGTATCAGTTGAATTTCTTGAAATGGCTGCAAAAGATGAAAAATCATTTAAAGTTATAGATGACAAGAGTACAGAAGTACAAGAAATTGAAATACTTGAAAATAATGGTGATATTATCAATGCTGAAACAGGTGAATTTATTACAGAATCTGGCGATAACAAAGATATAGATAAAGTTGCAGAAAGTTTATTCCCAGACAACAATTAAAAGACCATACAAGTATATTTTTAATAAAATAAGGAGCTTATGTAGATGAAAAATAACATAGAAATTAAATTTGAAAAAATAGAAGTTACAGAAGAGAATATGAAGAAACTTTTAAATAAAATAGGTCAATTAAAATGGGAATTAGATGATGTAAAATACTGGGAAAATTATTATAAAAATAGAGTTAAATTCTGGTTAAATGAAAATGATAAAGAAATTGAAAAAAATCAAAAATTAACTAAATTTAATATAGCTCTAATAATAGCTTTATTCCTAGAAAGTGCCATACTTGTCTTATTAGCTTTAAATTTTAAATAATAAAAGGAGGTAAGGGACTTGAAAGACAATGAACCATTTTACCAAGTCCCAAAGAGCCTCTTCAGGCTATGGAGGGATGGAGTAATTAATAGTACAGCATTTTCTATATATATGCTAATGTTAGATAGATATAAAGTATCCTGCTTAGAAGAAAATAAAAAAAATTTTACAGATGAAAATGGAGAAATTTTTTTTGTGTATGCTTATAACTCTCTAGCAGAAGATTTAAAAATATCTAAAAGAAACGGAATTACAAAAGGTATTCAAGACCTAGAAAGTTTAGGATTAATTAAAAGTAAAAAAGTACATGGTAAAGCTACTATATATTATTTAGCTAGTAACCCTAAGGATACCACTACTAGTAACCCTAAGGATACCACTACTAGTAACCCTAAGGATACCACTACTAGTAACCCTAAGGATACTCTAATAATAATAAATAATAAGAATAATATTAATAAGAATAATATTAATAACAACAATAAAGAAAATGTTGCTGCTATCATAAGACAAGAAATTAAATTTTTAATTAAAACCAGAAATATAAAAATAGATAATGTTCTTAAATATTGTTCTGACTTAAATAGAATAAAAGAAGTTTTTAAATATGCTGATAAAAATAATAAATCTGATGGTTGGGTTATAGCTTGTCTTAGAGATAACTATTCCATCAATCAGAAAGAAGAGAACCAGGAAAAAGAAAAAGAAAAAGACTACTCAAAAACTATGGATGAAATCCTGAGAGGAGGATAAATTGAGTATTCAAAAAATAGAAGAAATAACTAAAAATACAGATGTTAAAGAATTTATAGAGAATATGCCAGGAGAAAATAAAGATCCAAAGGTTCTAGCTAAGTGTGAAAAATGTGGAGAACCAACTCTATTAGAATTTTCAGAAAGCAGAACTAAATATGTTGAATGTCCTTGTCAAAAAGAAGCAAGAATAAAAGCTAAAATTGAAAAGTTTAAAGAATTATCAATAACTAGCAGAAATTATGGAAGAGATAGCTTTAAAAATGCAATTTTAGGGGATAATAAGGCAGAAAATGAACTGTATAGAAAAATAAAAAAATATGTCAAAGGCTTTGACAAGGTACTTGAAATAAATGATGGATTATTGTTTAGAGGAGGTTGTGGCACTGGAAAAACATTTTTAGCGAACTGCATATGTAATTATTTAACTGAGCATGGTTATACAGTGTTAAGTTTTAACTTAGCTGGATATTTAAGAACCATCAAAGATAATTTTCAAATTGAAACTCAATTATTAGAAGCAGCAAAAGAGGCTGATATGCTTTTTATTGATGATTTAGGTTCAGAAAAAATATCTGATGATTGGGGAAAAGAAAAGATAAATAGCTTGATTGATGTTAGATATAATGCAGAAAAGCCAATGATAATAACTACTAATCTAAGTGCTGAAGAAATGATTGAATTTTTAAAGTTTAAAGGAATTAATAAAATTTCTGATAGGCTTAATGAAATGTTAAAAGAATTTAAATTTACTTGGCAAACTAAGAGAAAGCCAAAGAGTAAATCATTTTGGGAGGAATAAAGAATGATATTTATAGCTGGAAATACTCCAAGTTCTAAAAATAGTAAGCAATTTGTAACTTTAAAAACTGGAAAAAAGCTGCTTTTAAATTCTAAAACTGTACAAAATTATATAAAAAACTCAAAAGCAGATTGGTTAATAAATAAAAATGAGTTTTTAAAAATGCTAAAGGGCAAGAAAAAACCTTATAGAGTAGAATTATATTTTATTAGAGATACAAGAAAAAGGTTTGATTATATCAATGCTGCACAAATAGTTTTTGACTTAATGCAGCATTATGGTTATATAGAAGATGATGATAGTCAAAATATAATCCCAGTTTTCAAAGGGTATAAAGTTGATAAGGTTAGGGCAGGAGTAGAAATAGAAATTTTATAGACTAAAGGAGGAATAAATGGTAATAAAAAAAATAGAAACAAGAGATTATTTAAGAACTTTCATAACTAAAGTTAATAAAGAAGCTGGAGTTATTTATAATGCTAGTAAATTAAACAGCATAAAAGAATGTGAAGATTATTTATTAAATCTAGTTAAGAATCTAAGACATAATAAGCAAGACAATAAGGCTTATATCAAAGAGATAGACAGTTTAAAAGAAGAAATTGAAATTTTAAATAATAATTTACTAGCCAAAAACAAAGAAAAAACAAATCTAAAAGAAAAATTTGATAAGCTTGAATCTGAAAGAGTATTTTACATAACTCAAGCTAAAGAAGCTGGAGAGAAAAGAGAAAAAGCAGAGAAAGAAAAAGAATATTATAGAAATAATGCTTTATACTGGAATGAAAGTTTTCATGACACAGATAATAAATTGACTAGAGCAGAAAATTTAAACTTTTTCTTTGGTTTATTAGTATTTGTAGAGGCTATCTCAATAGCAATGTTAATCTGGAAGTGATGAGTAAAATGATTAAATATAACATAGAAATAAAATATCTGTTAAATGGTATAGAAGAAACTAGAAATATGTATTATAAAGCTGTTGATATTTTAAATGATGAGCAACAAGAGGAAGTTGTTCAGGATTTTATAAATAGCTTAAAAAGTTTTTATGGTGTTAGTACAATTTTAGAAACTCATATCTGGGAACATGGGAAAGATAAAGAAAAGATTAATTTTAATAAACTTAAAAACTATAAATCTATATCATATGCAACAGCAATGGCTCAACTTAATAAAGTGAAAGAGGAGTACCAGGAACTATTAAATGAAGTTGAGATAAAAAATGATGATTTTAGATATGTTAAAAACAGAGATAATTTTGTTGCAGAAGCATTAGACTTAGTAACTGCCACTATAAATTTATTATTGTTATGCAAAGTTACAGACTTAGATTTTAATAAGCATATAGAAAAATTGAATGCTTATAGAAATGGAAAGTACAAAAAATGAAGAGGTGGAATTGGTGAAAAAAGAAGAGATATATAAAATCATAGATGAAAGGGTAGAAACAAAAATTAAAGATTTAAAAAATATAAATAATTTAAAATCTCCATACAGGAAAGTGGAAGTTATTTTAAAAAATTACAAGAACTTTCAAAAAATGGTAGATTCTTTAAAACAACAATTAAATAATATAGAAATAGTAAAAAAAATAAATTCTGATTCCACTAAGCCAGTTGGATATGTTGATTATAAGCCTGATATAGAGAAAAAGGAGTATATAAGAGATAAAATAAATGATGAAATATTGATATATACAAATAGAATTTTAAAAACAGAAAATGCTCTAAAATTTATAAAAAAGGATAAATATTATAAAATAATAGAATTAAAATATTTTGAAAATTATTCTATTGAAGAAATTTGTAATGAATTAAATATCAGTGAAAAAACATTTAGAAGTCATAGAAATAGGCTAATTGATAGTTTATCATTATATTTATTTCCTAAAGAAATTTTAGAAGATTTTTAAAATTTTACCGTTTTCCTCCCTGTTCATTCCCTTTTATATGTGATATACTATATATAATGAAAAGTCTAGGCAAAGAGATGTCTAGGCTTTTTCTTTATAAAAAATCTTTAGGAGAACTTATTTAAGTTCTCTTTTTTTATTTCAAGAGGTTAATTATGTTAATGAAGATATGTGGCAAGTGTGGAAAGAAAATAGGAATAAATGAAGTATGCAGCTGCACAAAGGAAAGGCATAATGTATATGATAGAGAATTCAGAAATAAAGACAATGCAGAGTTTTATCACAGCAAAGCCTGGAAGAGTATGACTGCATTATGTAAGTTAAAAGCAAATGGTTTAGATCTATATGAACTGGTTATAAATAATAACATAGTTAAAGGTACTCTCTCACATCATATAGATGAATTAGAAGAGGATAGAAGTAAAGCCTTAGATATTAATAACCTAATATGGATAAGTGATAAAACACATAGCTATATCCATTCAGAATATAATAAAAATTTAGAGAGTAAAAATAAAATGAAAGAAGTTTTATTTAATATAATTAAAAATTATTACAAGTAGGGGGGAGTCAAAAAAAGTTTTTGGTCTTTGGCTTTGATACCGCTTCCCCTCTTTTTTCTGGAGAAAATGCCAGAAATGAAATTTTCAGTTTATGGAGGTGAAAAAATATGGCAGGAAGAAGTAGAAAAATTATTGATATAAGTTCAGGAAAAATTGGAAAAGAAAAAATAAAAGCTAGACAAGAACAAGAAAAAAAATTGAAAATAGATAGAGATAATTTAATTTCTCCTGGTTGGTTATCTAAAGCTGCAAAAGAAGAATTTGACAGAATTGTTTTTGAAGCAGGAAAAGTAAATATTTTAGACAACTTAGATTTAGGGATATTAGCCATCTACTGTAACTCTTATGATAGTTATGTAAATGTTAGCAAGAAGTTACAAAAAGAAGGTCCCATTTGCTATAAAGAAACTGCCAATGGAGAAATTGAAATTATAAATCCTCTAATAAATGTCCAGGAAAAATATGTAAAACAAATAATGCAATGCTCAACAAAATTAGGACTTGCAACTACAGATAGATTAAAATTAGTTGTACCAATTAGAGAAGAACCTGCTGAAAATAAATTTATAACTTTGTTAAAAACAAGAAAGCAAGGCTAATATGATAAAAGATAGGACAACAGCCTATGCAAAATTAGTTGTAAGTGGTAAAAAAATAGCAGGCAGAAAGGAGTATTTAGCATGTAAAAGACATTTAGATGATTTAAAAAATAAGAAATTAGAGTATAAATTTGATGTTGAAGAGGCAGAATTTGCTATAAATTTTGCAAATACATTAACATTAAAAGATGGAACTAATTTAAAAACAAGAGGTTTTCAAGAGTTTATAATAGGTTCATTACATGGATGGAAGAAAAAGAGAACAAAAGAAAGAAGATTTAGAGAGGCTTATTTGCAAGTAGGCAGAAGAAATGGAAAAAGTTTCTTATCAGGAGCAGAATCTACAATGTTTAGTACATTGTTAGGAAATAAAGATAGGATATTCTGTGCTGCAACTAAGCAAGATCAAGCCAATATTGTATGGGATGAAATAAGAAACTTTATAGAGTCTGATAGTGATCTAAGTGAACTTTATAAAATAAAAGAACATGATAGAACTATAAAAAGTTTAGCAACTGGAACTGTTATAAGGTCAATAGGTAGAGATACCAAATCAATGGATGGTTTTGGAAATATTTTGGCCATATGTGATGAGTTACATGCACACCAAAATAATCAGATGTATAAACTGTTGCTAGATGGTCAAGCTGATGTTGAGAATGCTTTAACATTGGCTATTACAACAGCAGGATTTAACTTAAATGGATTCTGTTATGAACACTATAAATTTTGTGAAAAGATATTAGAGGGAGTTGTTGAAAAAGAAACTCTTTTTATTTTTATATGTGAAATGGATAAGGATGATGATATATGGGACTGGAAAAATTGGCTCAAATCTAATCCTTATTTTTTATTTGAGGAAGATGGGATAACACCAAACAAAAAGAAAATAGCTTTATATAGCCAAAAAGCAATAGATGCAAAAGAGAAAGGTGGAGATGAATTAACTAACTTCTTAACAAAGCAATTAAATATGTGGGTAACTGCAAAAGATGGACAATATATTGATTTGAGTAAATTCAAAGAATGTGAAAGCAATCTGACACTTGAAGATATGAAAGGGAAAGAGGCTTATTTAGGTTTTGACTTATCTAAGGGTGGAGATTTAACAAGTATAGCATTAGTTTTTCCATTAAAGGATGAAAAGATTTATGTATATAGTCATTCATTTATGCCAGAACTAAGATTATCGGAACATGAAAAAACTGATGATGTTCCATATAGGATATGGGTAAGAGAGGGACTTTTAACATTGACTACTGGAGCATTTGGAATAAAGACTGATTATAAGTTTATTGTTACTCACTTAAAAGAAGTAATTGAAAGATATAATATTAAAATTTTAGAGTGTGGGTATGATGCTCACAATGCTGGAAGTTTTTTAAGTGATTTAGATTTTTTAGATTGTGATCTAACAGAAGTTAAACAATCTGCAAAAAGTTTAAATGATGCAACAGTGGATTTTGCTTTATCAGTTGAGGCAGTTCAAATTTTATACGATAAGAGAAACAGTTTATTAAAATGGTCTATTGCTAATGCTACAACTGTTTCAAATAGTTTTGGAGAAAAAAAAATTGATAAACAATCTCAAAAAAATAGAATAGATCCTGTTGATGCAATAATAGATGCCTGGAAGATTATGCTAATAAATAAAAAAGAAACAGTAAATAATGATGAAGCTGTTGAAGAATGGCTTGATTTTATCAATAAAAGGAGGTGAGAGAGTGAATATATTTAGAAAATTATTTAATAAAGGAGAGGAAAAAAAGCAGAAAACAGCAATTAATTCTATGAATTTTGGTGAATTTTTTGGAATAAATGTAGGTTCGGATTTATCAGAAGTAACATATTTCACTTGCTTAAAAGTATTATCTGAAAGTGTTGGAAAACTATCTTTACACTTGAAGGATAATGATAATAACAAAATATTAAATCATGAGGCATTACAAAAATTGAAATTTTCACCAAACCCATTCATGACTTCAACACCTATGATGACATTAATGGAAATGTGGAGAAACCATCACGGCAATGCTTATGCTTATCTAAGTTATGATAATAGAGGGCATTTAGTAGGTATTTATCCTTTACACCCTCAAAAAGTTAAAATATGGATAGACAATGCAAAAATATTCAGTGGTAAAGAAGATTTATATTATGAATATAACAAAGATGGGAAAATTTATCTATTTCAAAAAGATGAGATACTACATTTAAAAGGTGGTTTAAGCAAAGATGGTATTGTAGGTATGTCAGTAAGAGAAACATTGGCTACAACATTAAATGGAGTAAAAGCAAGTCAAAAATACTTAAATAATTTATATGATAGAGGCTTAACTTCAAAGGCAATTTTAAGATATACAGGTGATTTAAACAAAGAATTACAAAAGAAAATGCTAGAAAAGATAGAAGAATTTATTAGCAGTGAAAGCAATCCAACAGGAATATTACCATTGCCACCTGGAATGGATATAATTCCATTAGATTTAAAACTAACTGATAGCCAATTTTTTGAATTAAAAAAATATACAGCTTTACAAATAGCAGCTGCTTTTGGAGTAAAGCCAAATCATTTGAATGATTATGATAAGTCAAGCTATGCAAACTCAGAAATGCAAAACTTGACTTTTTATATTGATACTCTTTTATATATTCTGACACTCTATGAAGAGGAGTTTAATTTAAAACTTCTTACAGAAAGTGAAAGATTAAAAGGGTTACATTTTGAATTTAATGTAGCAAGTATTTTAAAAGGGGATCTAAAAACACAAGCTGAATGTTTAACCAAGTATGTTCAAAGTGGAATATACACAATAAATGAAGCTAGAAAAAAGGCAGGACTTACTGCAATAGATGGAGGTGATGTAATTGTAATGAATGGAAGTTATGTGCCATTAGAAAAATTAGGAATAGCTTATGAAAAAGGAGGTGCTAAAAGTGAGTAAAAATAAGTGGTTAGAAATAAGAAATCAAATAGAAATTACTGAAATTTATATCAATGGCGATATAGAAAGTGATTCAGAAAATGATGGTTTTTTAGAAGAAGTATGGGGAATAAAAGATACTAATATATATCCATTGGATATAAAAGATGCTTTAAAAGAAGCAGAAAATAAAGAGGTCCATGTTCATATAAACAGTTTTGGAGGAAATATTTATGCAGGTATAGCAATTTCTAATATGATTAAAAATCATAAAGGAAAAACAATAGCTTATATTGATGGAATAGCTGCAAGTGCTGCATCTATAATTGCTTTTGGGTGTGATGAAATTATTTTACCAAGTAATGCCTATTTAATGATCCATAGAGCTTGGGGAAAAGTTTCAGGAAATGCTGGAGATTTAGAAAAGTATATTGAGACTCTAAATAAACTTGATGAAGGACTTGTTAATGCTTATATGGAAAAAGCTATTGAAGGTGTAACAAGAGAGCAAATATATGACTTTATGAAAGAAGAAAAATGGTTTACTGGAGAAGATGCTTCAGGAGTATTTAATATAAAAACTTCTGAAAAAGTCGAATTTTTAAACTGTATAGAAACAAAAAATAAATTTAAGCATATTCCAGAAAATTTATTAAATAAAAAAATTGGTGAAGAAAAAAGTAAAAAGGAACAAGCAAGACTTGATAAATTGAATAAGGAAATTGAGATTGCATTATTAATAGGAGGTATTTAATTATGAAAAAATCAGTAGAATTAAAAAAGGAATTAGAAACACTTAGAAATGAGATCACATCATTAAAAGATAGTGGAAAGATTGAAGAAGCACATGCTAAGTTAAATAGTTTAAAAGATTTAGAAAATAGAATAAAAGAAGCAGAAACAGAGGAGGCTTTAACAGTTATGAATAAAGGTGATAAAGTACCATTAGGAACAAAAGAAAAAATGAATGTTAATAGAATTTATAATAGAGTTCTATTAGGAAAATCTATAACAGAAGAAGAAAAACAATTTTTAAATACAGCTGGAACACCAGGGCAAGTAGAAGCAACAGATGGCAAGGGTGGTTACTTAGTTCCAACTGAACAATTCAAAGAAATAAAAGAATTAAGAAGAAACAAAATAGCATTGAAAGAATATTGTAATATTCTACCTGTAACTTCATTAAAGGGAACTATGCCTGTTGAAACAGATGGAACAGGTGAATTAATAGCATTTGAAGAATTGAATGAAATAGGTCAATCTGATATAGATTTTGCACAAGTTACATATAATGTTGCTGACTATGGAGATATTATCCCAATATCAAATAGTTTACTTGCAGATGAAAATGCAAATTTAACTGCTTATATAGGTAAAAGATTCATTAAAAAAGCTGTAAATACAGAAAACAAAAAGATATTAACTATTTTAAAAACTTTAAATCCAGAACAAGCAACTGATTATGATGCAATAATAACTGCTTTAAATAAAGGATTAGATCCAGCAATATCATTAAATGCAAAAGTTTTTATGAATCAAACTTATTTTGATATTTTAGATAAAGTAAAAGATAAGCAAGGTAGACCACTTTTAGGTACTAGCTTACAAGATGAAACTAAAAAACTTTTTAAAGGAAGAGAAATAGTTATGTTATCAGATGCTCAATTAGAAATGAATGGAACAAAAGCACCAGTATTTGTTGGAGATTTAGAAGAATTTATAACATTCTTTGACAGAGAAGGTTTAGAACTTGCAGTATCAACTGAAGCTGGATTTACTAAGAATGCTACTTATATTAGAGCAATAGAAAGATTTGATGTTAAAAAAGTTGATAAAAATGCAATGAAATATCTTGAAATTGAAACAGCTTAATAGGTGATTAATATGGAAGATATTTTAACTTTGGAAGAAGCTAAAAATTATCTAAGAATTGATTACAATGAAGATGATACATTGTTGCAATCTTTAATGATTGCAGCAATAGATTATCTTAGAGATGCAATAAATGACTTTGATAAAAAAGCAACAAAGGAAAAGTTTATTAAAAGGTCTAAAATTCTAGCTTGTGTACTTGTGCAAGATTGGTATGACAACAGAGAGCAAAAGGAAAGTAAAGATTTAAGTTATACAGCCAGAAGTTTACTAACTCAGTTACAAGTGGGTGATAACTTTGAATGATATAACTAAGAAATTAAGACATTTTATTGATGTATATCACATGATAGACACAACTAATGAACTTGGAGAAAATGATAAAAAGCCAGAGTTATTTAAAAAAACATACTGTGAAATAGTACCTCTTAATTCAAGTGAAAAGAATGGAGAAGCTGGAACAGAAAGTAATCAACATCAATTCAAATTTATATTTAGAGTAAAATCGGTTCCTGGAATAAAAAAGGACTGGTTTTTTATTTATGAGGGCTTGAAGTATGAAGTTATCTATTTCAACAGAGATTTTAAAGATAATCAGTTCATAGAAGTTTTTTGTGTAAGAAAAGAGGAGTAAAAATGGGAGTTTTTTCAACAAATGATTTAGAAGACCTTGAAAAAGAAGTATTAAGACTTGCTAGAAAATACCCAAAAGAAGCTAAAAAATTCTTACAAAAACAAGGGAATAAATTAAAAGCTAAGGCTAAAAAGAAAGCAAAATCTAAAGTAAAAGTTAAAACTGGTAACTATTTGAAAGGTTTTAAAAGAGGTAAAGTTTATAAATATAAAGGTGAAGAAGATACAGTTAGAGTTTATAACTCAATGCCTCATGCTCATTTAATAGAAAATGGGCATATCATAAAAGATAAAACTGGTAAAGAACATGGTTTTAAAAAAGGAGAGCATATTTTAGAAGATTCACAGAGAGAGTTTCAAGATGAATTTTTAAAAGCTGCAGATGACTTTATTGATGAAGTTATTAAAAATGGAGGTTTCTAATGATTAAACTAAGTCAAATACTAAAGGCAGTTAATACAAAATTGAAAGAAACATTTCCTAAAATAGAAATTGATAGTAAAGATTTATCTGAAAAATTCAATAGACCTAGTTTTAGAACTGAGTTAGATGGTCTTAAAACAAGTGCTTTTATGACAACTTTTAAGGAAAGAAACTTTACAATCAGAATTTATTTTTTTACTACTTTACCTGGTAAAGGAAGAGAAGAAAGATTAAAAATATCTGATGAAATTGAAAATGCTTTCTTAGGTACATTGTGGGTAAATGAAACTTTTGCTATTCCTGTTGATGAAATAGAGTTTAAAGAAACTGAAGATGGAGTATTAATAGTAAGTTTTGATAGTTTAAGTATGGAAGAAATAGAAAATGATATAGATGGCGAAATGATGGAAGAATTAGAATATCATTTTGATAAAAAATAGGAGGTTAATATATGGGATTACCTAGCATTGAGATAATTTTTAAACAATTAGCTGTAACAGCTGTAAAAAGAAGTCAATTAGGTATAGTTGGATTGATAGTAAAAGAATCTACTAAACAATGGGATAGAAAGGTATACAAAGATATTACTGATATAAAAAGTGATGATTATTCTGCTGAAGTATTACCATTGATTAAAGATAGCTTTGAATACACTCCAAATAAAGTGGTTGTATTCAATGTTAAAGATGGAACATTATCTGACACATTAAAAAAAGTTGCACAAGAAAGAATTAACTGGCTAGGGTTAGCTTATGATGGGAAAGATGGAGATACTACAACTCTTGTTTCTTGGATAAAGTCAGTAAGAAAAGCAGGTAAAACTTATAAAGCTGTTGTATTTAAAGCTACTAAGCCAGATAACAAAGGCATAGTAAACTTAATGAATGACAAGGTTACATTTGTAGATAATAGAGGAGAAGTTGAAGGTTGGCAATATGTACCAACAATTTTAGGAATGTTAGCAGGGTTACCAATGACTAGATCAGCTACTAGCTTTCTATGTGGGAATTTAAAGGAAGTTTCTATATTTGATGAAATAGATGATGTTATTGATAAAGGTGGTTTCTGTTTGTATAAAGATGAAGGAGATATAAGAGTTGCAAGAGCATGTACATCTTTAGAAGAAATTACACAAGATGAAACTGAAGATATGAAAGACATTATCATAATTGAATCTATGGACTTAATGAGAGATGATATTTACTCAACATTCAAAAAATGGATAGGTAAATATAAGAATAAATATGATAATCAAGTGCTATTTTTCACAGCTATTAATGCTTATTTCAAAGAACTTGAAAGAGAGGATATTTTGGATAAAGAATATGATAACTATTCAGAAGTTGATGTTGAAGCACAAAGATTGGCTTGGTTAGGTGTTGGTAAAAAAGAAGTTGAAGACTGGGATGATGAGAAAATCAAAAAACTAACATTTAAGAAAAAAGTATTTATGAAAGCAAATATAAAGATATTAAATGCTGTTGAAGACTTTAAATTTACAATTAATATGTTCTAAGAAATGGAGGTAAATAATGACTAATAAAATGGATAAAAATAAAATCTTAAGAGGTTCATTTGGTGCTGTATGGCTAGATGGAGAAGAATTAGGCTCTGTAAAATCTTTTGAAGCTAAAGTTACGTTAGAGTATGAAGATGTGGACATAATGGGAGAACTAGGAAAGTCAAAAAGATACATGGGCTTTACTGGTGAGGGGACTATGACACTCCATAAGATAGATTCTACTATTGGAAAACTATTAGCAGATGGGATAAGAAATGGAAATATGCCTGATTTTAAAATAGTTGCAAAACTAGATGACCCAACAGCTTATGGAGCAGAAAGAGTTGAATTAACAGGTGTAACAATTAGTGAATTAATGGCATTAAAATTTGAAAATAAAGCTTTAAGAGAGGAAGAAGTTCCTTTTAGTTTTTCACATTTTAGATATATAGATATGATATAAGGAGGATATAAAAATGGCTAAAAATATAACATTAGAAATATTAATTGCAAAGAAACAACAATCAGAAAATGATAAAATGAAAGTGGTACTATTCAATTCAGAAGTATTAGGTGGAACGATAGAAGTTGTAAAACATAAAGCAAAAGATGTAATAAAAATTATGGATAGTACAGAAGAAAAAACAACAGAAGCAGCTTATAAAGCTAACTGTAAATTAATTTATAAACACTGTCCTATTTTACAAAAAAAGGAATTGCAAGAAGCATATCAAGTTGCTGAACCTTATGAAATTGTAATACCTGTATTTGATGAAAATCTAGGAGAAGTAAATAAACTATCAAACTTCATTTTAAATCTTTATGGATTAGGTGAAGAATCTGATAAAGCTAGTAAAGTCTTAGAAGAAGAGGTTGAAGATATAAAAAACTAATATTAGAGGATACCGATATGGCATTCCTCTCTTTTTATTTGCTTAGAGGGTTTAAATATGGTTATCTATTAAATTTATCATATGACGAAAAGTTATTTATGATAGCTACAATGGAGCTTGAAATTGAAAGAATGAGTAAAAGTTTATAATATTTGTTTTACTCTTGACAAAATAAAATAAATATATTACATTTTGATATATAATTTTATTTTTTAAGGAGGTGGAATAAATGTCATACAATGATTGGGATTATGTAAACTTTTCTCAAGAGCATGAATTAAATTATATTTTAGAAAAATATAATTGGGCTCAAACAGAAGAAAATAGAAATTTATTAATTGAGCATGGTAAAATTTGTAAAAATCGTTTAGGAAAAACAAGTAACCAAGCTATAACACATGGAGAGTTTTATAAGTATCTTGAAAGTTTAAAAAAATAAGAAGAGCCTTTTGGCTCTTTTTCTTTTATTAATTATAGCATATTATTTATAAATAATAAAAATTTCTCTTGACTTTTGACGACGGATATAATATAATACTTTTGTCGTCAGAAAGGAGAGTGAAATATGGATGACAAAAAGAAAATGGGTAGACCTACAAATGACCCAAAAGATGTAAAATTAACAGTAAGAGTTAATAAAGCAACTAATGAGATATTAGAAAAATATTGTAAAGAAAATAATATTTCTAAGGTTGAAGGAGTTAGAGAGGCTATAAATAGGCTGCCTATAAAAGAAAAATAAAAGAGTGATATTCTAAGCCCTGAGAAAGTTTTGAAATATCACTCTCCACCAAAGTATTGGTATGTAAATATTATACACTGCATACCTCTATTTTGGCAACTAAAAAATTAAAATGGAGGTATTTTTTATGTATGCAAATATGGAAAAGGTAATTAAAGAAAGTAGAAAAAACTTAACAACTTATTATGATATGTCATTTGACCAATTAAATGATATTCGAGATAATTCAAAAGGAATTTTTGAGATGATACATAAAGCATTTATGTTTGGATTTGGTCAAGGGATAAAATGTCAAAAGAAAAGAGGTAAGGTGAATAAAAATGGAAAATAAATTAGTAAAAATAAATGATGTAGAACTTGGAATAAAAGAATATAAAAAAGAAAGAGTAGTAACTGCTTGGGATATTGGAAAGGTTCATAAGAGAGATGTTGGTGAAATAAATAAAATATTCAATAGAAATAAAGATAAATTTATTTTAAATGAAGATTATTTCACATTGAAAACTAGAGATTTTTCTGAAAGGTTTAAAACCATTCAGGATTTTATCCCTAATAATGTTAAAGAAATAGTTTTATTTACAGAAAGTGGATATCTAATGTTGGTAAAAACATTTACAGATGATTTATCATGGGATATTCAAAGACAATTAGTAAAAGGATATTTCAAACTTAAAGAACTTAAATCAAGTATAGAAAAAGATAAAAGACTTGAAATAATGGAAAAAAATGCAAATGTAAGAATGGCTAAAATGTTAAAATCTTTAATACCATTCTCAAAAAGTGAAAGATATAAGGAAATATTGGTATCAGAAGCAACAAAAGTTTTAACAGGTAGAGAGTTAATTCCACCACCAGAAGTGGAAGCTAAAACTATAACTGCCACTCAAATAGCAGAGATATTAGGAGTATCTGTTCAAAAGATAGGTATCATTTCTAATAAATATAACTTAAAAACAGAACAAAATGGATATTGGGTTCATGAAAAGGCAAAGTATTGTAATAAAGAAATTCCTAATTTTAGATATTTTGAAAGTGCAATAGAAGAATTTAGAAAATATATTTAATTAAATACTAAGAGGAGTATAAAAAGCTCCTCTTTTTTATTGCAAGAAAGGAGGGTTAAATGGCAAAGACTATTGGTGTATTACTAAGTTTAAAAGACCAATTTACAACACCATTACAGAAGGCAACCAAGAGTGTTAAGAATATGGATAGACAACTTGAAAAAGCTGGAAACCAAGTAAAAGCATTTGGCAGAAAAATAAAAGATGGAATGAAGTCTGTAGCAAAATGGGCAGCAATTGGATTTGGAGCATTAACTGCTGCAGCTGGAGTATTTATAAAACAGTCTATAGATGCTGCAAAAGATAAGCTAAAAGCTGACAAAATGTTGGAAACAAATTTAATGAAACAAGCTAATTTTAAAAAAGAACATATCCAGATGTTAAAAGATGAAGCTAGTGCATTACAAGATGTTGGAGTAGTTGGAGATGATGTTGCTGTAGCTGGTGCAGGACAATTAGCTGTCTACAAATTAAAAGCAGAACAAATAAAAACTATATTACCTATCATTGATGATATGGTTGCTAAAGAAAAAGGGTTTAATGGTACACAAGAAGATGCTATTGCTATGGCTGATGTATTTGGTAAGGCTGTAGAAGGTAAAACAAAAGGACTTGTAAAATATGGAGTATCTTTAACTGATGCAGAAGAAAAATTATTTAAAACTATGAAGCGAGAACAAAGAGCAGAGTTTTTAAATAAGAAATTAACAGCTGCTATTGGTGGAACTAACAAGGCTTTGAGAGAAACAGATGAAGGTAAAATTGTAGCAGCAAAAGGTGCTTGGGGCGATATGCAAGCAGAACTTGGTAAAAAGTTAATGCCAAAATTAGGTGCTATTGCTGAGTGGTTTCATAGTAAGATACCAACTATTCAAGATTTTATATTAAGTCTTGCAGATAAAGTTCAAGAATTAGTTACAAAAGCAGAACCTTATATAACACAAATTAAGGATATGTTTGGAAAAATATTTGAAAAAGTGAAACCAGCATTAGAAGAAACTTGGCAAATATTATCAGATGCTGGAACTGTTGCAATAGATATAGCACAAGACATAATAAATAATTGGGATAGAATAAGTCCTGTTGTTTATACTCTTGTTGGAGCAATAACTGCATATAATATTGCAACAACAATAAGAAATAATAAGGAGTTAATTTATGCAGGAATTATAAAAACAAAAATGGCTTTAGATACTGCACAAGCAATCCTTACTGGACAATTAACGATAAAACAATGGGCTTTAAATGCAGCTATGAATGCAAACCCAATAGGAATAGTTATAGGAGCTATTGCCTTGTTAATTGGTGGTATATGGTTACTGTGTAAAAATTGGGATTTAGTAAAAACAAAAGTAGTGGAATTTTGGCAGAAATTAGACAATAATCCATTAGGTAAGGTACTTAAATTTATAATTAAGTTTGGAAACCCTATAGGAGCAATGATAAATGCTTTCTTATTTTTAAAAGATGTAATTACTCAAAATTGGGATACTATTAAAAATTTTGCTATGACTTTATGGGATAACTTAGTTGGTGCATTTAATTATGTAAAAGATGTTATTCTAGGTGTTTGCAGTGTTGTAGGTGGAATATTCACAGCTATATGGGATGGAGTTGTAAAGGCATTAGATAAGTTAAAAGAAGGCTTTAATAAAGTAACAGATTTTATTACTGGTGCTTTTATGAGTGCTTGGGACAGCTTAATGAATGCATTAGATATTATACTACACCCTATTGAAACAGCAAAAAAAGCCTTTGGTGGACTAATTGATAAGTTGAAATTTTGGAATAGTACACCTGTTGACGATAAAACTATAAATATTACAGAAAACACTAAAAAGACTAGTGAAACAGTTGGTGGAGCAAATAAGACAGGGGTAGCAACAACATCTATAAAAAATCCTAGACATGCTTTGGGTACTGCATACTTTAAAGGTGGAGTAACTGGAATAAATGAGGGTGGAAGAGATGAAACTGCTGTATTACCTGCTGGAACTAAAATTTTAAGTCATGAAGAAAGTAAAACACTAGAAAAAAAGAGTAGCAACAAGGGTATTACAGTAGTTATAAATGTTTCTGGAAACTTTATCGGTGAAAAAGAGCATATGGAAAAATATGGAGAATATACAGCAAATAAGATTTTAGCAGCTTTAAACAATATGTAGGATAGGAGATATAAGAAAATGAATATAATTTTTATAGTTGAAGATAATGGAGTACAGCAAGAAATAGTTAATATTCCAGTAGTCCAAAATATAGAGCCAGTAAACTGTGAAACAATGGATGAGGAGTTTAATACAATTAATGGAAAAACTCTTAATTTAATCGGTGGTAAAGGACTTAGAAGCTTTTCATTTTCTTCTTTTTTTCCATCTAAAAGATATAGTTTTGTAAGTTTCTTTAATTTTCAATCTCCAAAATACTATATAAACTTTTTTGAAAAGTATAGAGATACAAGAGTACCTTTAAGAATTATTATAGTTGATAAGTACAGAGTAGTCTTAAATATGCTATGTAGATATAATTTTACTTATTCTTTTAGAGATAAGGCTGGAGATGTTCCATATACCTTAGATATAAAAGAATATATTTTACCTGATAATGGTGATGACAATGTATAAGACAATAGTAAAAGAGATAGATGTAACCAATTATATAAGAGATTTAACCTGGAGAGATAGCATTGATACATTAGGAGTTGAGGTAAGTTTTGAACTTGCAGTAAATAAGTTTGATAAAAATTTATCTTTTCTCTATGACATTACTTTGGGTGATCCAGTTCAAATAATCAATGAAAAAGGAGAAACATTAGTACAAGCTATTATAGTATCAGAAAGTCCTAATGGAAAGACTACATCATTTACTGCTTATGATATGGCTTGGTATTTGAATAAATCAACTGTGATAAAACAATTTAAAAAGATGGTAGGGAATGACTGTATTAAATCCTTATGCAGTGAAATTGGAATAAAAGTTGAAGTAAGTGGATTAGATACTAAGATAGATAAAATTTACAAGGATAAGACTATCTCAGGCGTTATTTATGACATCATAGAACAATGTTCGCAATTCAATTCTAAAAAATTCTTTATTGAATATGATAAAGGAACTTTAAAAATAGGACCATTCAAAAAAATAAAAGTTATTGGCCAATATGAAATGCACAAAAATACTTTTATAGATGTAGCTAAAAACATCGGAGAAGTTTCATTAAGTAGATCGATAGTTGATATGAAAAATTCTATTTTGGTTATAACACAAAATAAAGAAGCAGTTAGAACAGTAGGAAAAGAACAAGATAACGAAAGTATTAAAAAGTATGGTATGCTACAAGAAGTGGTAACATTAGATGAAAAAGAATTTAAAAAAGCTAATCTAGTTGCTAAAAATGAATTGAAAAAACTAAATAAAATTACTGAGGACTTTAGTATTGATGTGCTTGGTGATGATAATGTTAAGAGTGGTAGAGTCATTGATATAGACATACCACTTTTTAATTTAAAAGGTGAGTATCTGATAAAAGAAAGTTCTCACACTGTGCAGAATGGAATCCACAGAATCAATTTAAAACTGGAGGTGTTTATGGAGTGAGTGAAAACCAAAAGTCTTGGGATATAGCAGTGGCAGAAAAATTTAGAGAAAGAGAAAATCCAAGTCCAATAGGTGCTGTTTTAGGGAAAATTTTAAAGCCTCTCCCTGACATCTCTATTGAACTTTTAAATGGTTATGGTGTTATTGATAGTGATAAGATTTATTTATCTAATGCAATAACTAATAGATTAGCTATTGAATGTACTATGAAAGAATTTGAAAGCGAAGGTAATAGATCTACTAATTGTAACATTACAAATTTAAATACTAGTGGTGCTGGGAATGATAGTGCTGGAGATACAAATTTAATGTTAACAGGACATACTGGTTCATACAAATCTAGTTCAAGTAAAAAAGACAATAAAGATAAAGGAAAATTTATATTACAGACAGTTTTTAATCTAAAAAAAGGAATGTATGTGCTTGTTATACCTAACACAGAGGAGGACAAGTTTTTTGTAGTAGATGTTTTTAATTATGCTCCAGAGGTGAGTTTAGAATGGGAATATTACCAAAAATAGATTTTGTTGATTACTCTAAACAAGAGACAAATAATAGTAAAAACAGTAATGGTAAAACATTTTTGATAGACTTTCAAAAAAAGAAGTTATTAAAATCAAATGGACAATTAATAAAAACAGATGATGAAAGAGCTGTTAGAATGTGGATTGAAAAGGTTCTTTTAACAGAAAAATATAAATGGAATATTTATAAATATAATGGACCTAATCAATATGGGATGAAATATAAGGCTATGTTACTTAGTCAAAGATTTCCTACACCTGTTTTATATAGTGAGTTTGAGAGAGAATTGACTGAAACAATGAAGAAAAATAAACAAATAATAGAAATTAGAAATATTGATATAAAGTTAGAAAAACATACCTTGAAAACCAAATTTGAAGTAGTGTTAAAAAACTTCAAAACATTTGAATGGGAGGGGTATCTATGATAATAAAAAAAGAATGGAAAGAAATTTTAAAAAATATGCTTAACCAGGTAAATGATGAATATGATAAGACAGAAGGAAGCTTATTTTATGACAACTTAGCACCTGTAAGTATAGAAATAGAAGAAATAAGAAAGACCTTAGAATATATATTTTTAAATTCTTTTTCAGAAACAGCAGAAGGTGAGTATTTAGACAATATATGTAAAGAGGTAGGAGTATTTAGAAGAAAAGCAACAAAGTCAAAAGGTACTGTAATTATAAAAGGAGTACCAGGAACAGTAATAGAAATTAATACCAAAGTTGCAAGCGATACCTATATTTATTTAACTACACAAGAAAAAATAATATCTGCTACTGGAAGTGTTGAAGTACCTATTGAAAGTGAAAAATATGGGAAAATATATAATATACCTAAAGGGACTATTACAAATTTTCCTATAACTATTCCAGGATTAAGTGAAGTGATAAATAATTCTGAAACATTAGATGGATATGATGGAGAAACTGATGATGAATTAAGAGAAAGATATTATTTTAAAGTTAGAGAGCCTGTAACATCAGGAAACATCTATCACTATAAAAAGTGGGCTTTTGAAGTTGAAGGAGTAGGAGGAGTTAAAGTATTTCCACTATGGGCTGGTAATGGTACTGTAAAGGTAGTTGTAGTAAATAGTGATATTCATGAAGCTGATGAAACTTTACTAAAAAGAGTAAGGGATTATTTAGAAGAAGTTAGACCAATAGGGGCTACTGTTACAGTAAAGAGTGCAATAGGTAAAGCTATATCAATTTCAAGTACTGTTAAAATTTCTAAAAATATAAAATTTGATGAAGTAAAAACAGAGTTTGAAACAAAAGTAAAAGAATATTTTAGGAAAGTAGGGTTTAAACAGGATTACGTAAGTTATGCACAATTAGGAAATATCTTATTAAATATTCAAGGGGTTAGTGATTATGATGACTTAAAAATAAATAATACAACTTTAAATGTACAATTAGCAGCTGAGGAGATTCCAAAATTAACAACAATTACTTTACAAAAAGAGGTGATATAGTTGGAAGCTAAAAGATTAATGAGGCATATGCCAAAGTATTACAGAGGTATTTTAGAAGTAACTTTATTACAAGAAATAATAGAAAAAGAATTAGATACAGTTGATTTAATCTCAAAAGATGTATTAAATCAATTTTTTATTTACACTGCTACCTGGTCCTTACCAATTTGGGAAAGAATATTTGGACTAACAGTTGGAGATAAAACAAGTAATATTGAAGAAAGAAGAGAGAATTTAATTTCTAAATTAAGAAGCTATGGAACTACTACAAAAGAAATGATTGCTAGAGTTGCTAAAACTTTTACAAACGGAGAAATTGAAGTTATTGAAGATAATCCAAATTATTCTTTTAAAATATTTTTTACTTCTATAGTTGGAATACCTAAAAATATTGAAAACTTTAAGGCAGTGATAGAAGTTATAAAACCTGCACATCTAAATTTTAGTATTGAATTTAGATACAACACACATAACCAGGTAGCTTATTTATTACATAATTCTTTAAAAGCAAAAAGCCATAAAGAAATTTACGACACTAGATTATATGAAGATAGTGCAGTAGTAGGTAAGTATCATAAACAGAATGAAGTAGGAAATTTTAAAAATAATGAGTTGAAAACTAAAACACATAAAAATATCTATGATGAAAGGAGATAAATAAAATGGCAAAGTATACTGAAAATATAAGATTAGCTCAACCAGAAGGCAGTGATTATTATGATATTGAAGTATTTAATCACAATTCAGAATTGATAGATAAAAAAATAGGTGAAATGGATAATAGCTTATCTACGATAAAAGAAGGAGCAACAAGAGAAAAAGCTGGTATAGTACAGCTTGGAACAGAAGAAGGAAAAGCATTAGAGGGAATGATGTTAGCAAGATTAGCAGGAGCTTATGGATATGGTGGTGATATACAAGATGAGGGTGTAAAAAATCCTAATTACATCTATTATGACAGAAATACTAGAAAGATGTATAAATGTTTAAAACAAAACCAAGATATTTCTGCAAATGTTGCTAATTTTATTCCACTTGATAATAACTCACTTTTGGATAGATTGGAAAATTTAATCAAAATAAAAAAATACTCTGCAACAACTCAAGATTATATATCTATAAATGCGGGGACATTAATCATTTCAGAAAGCAGAATCGATAATCTTAAAAATAAAATTGGAATTCCTTTGAATTCTACAATTGTATCAGTAAGTACTGGGCAAAGTGCTGGATATTGTGAATACTGTACTTATAATTATGAATCTGACACTGCTATCGTTGGGCATATTGTTCCTTCGGGCAATTCTAGAACAGTTGTTATCAATGTTGCTTATATTTAATATTCTATAATTAAAGTATTATAGCCGTGCAGATGAATATCTTCTGCGACTCCTCTAGTTCCAAAAATTCCAAATGTATTACTTATTTTTTTAAAGAAAAATACAGCATCAGATCTAACTGCATTATCATGCCCAATGATAAGTTCTTGATTTATTGCTAGTTTTTTTAATAAAACACCAGGAATAGTACAAGTCGTATTTCCTACAATTGTTAGAGAAAAAATATTATCAAAGTTTATATTTGCACCAATGTTAGTAGTATAAAATTGGACTTCATGTGAAATTCCTTGCCATAGTATTTTCCAATTTCTGATTAAATTTTCCATTATTTTGAGAATTGTATAATTAAGTTATCAATTTTAGGAGGTTTAGTTATGCAATTAATGGTGTTGGAAAATTTAAAAAAAGAAAATGTGGATGTGTATTTAGAGTATCTAAATAGTTGCAAAAGTAGCAACTGGGATACTTGGGAAACCACATACAAAACTTACTGTAATAATTTTAAGTTGTTTTTGGTGTGGTTTCAAAAAGCTTATAAAAATAAGTTACTTCTAAGCAAAGAAACGTTACTAGAAATGCCAACTATAATAGAAACTTACAGGAATTATTGTAGAAGCTTAGGAAATAGTAAAAGAACTTTAATGAATAAAACTACGGCTATATCAACATTTTACGCTTGGTGCGTTAGAAGAAATAAAATTAAGTACCATCCTTTCGATTCTAAACTAGATAAGTTAAGATTTACAGAGAAGGACAAGGTTAGGAATAGCTATTTTCTTACAACAGAGCAAATTCTGACAGTTAGATTATACATGCAAGTAGAATCTAAAAAATATGACTTGCAAGATAGGATATTATGGGAATTATTTTTGGATAGTGCTTGTCGGATTAGTGCTATTCAGAATTTAAAGATGGAGCAGTTAGATTTAGAAAATGGATACTTTACAGATGTTAAGGAGAAAGAGGGCTACATAGTTAATGCATTCTTTTTCCAAAAATGTAAGGAATTACTTAAATTATGGTTAAAAGAAAGAGAAGAAAAAGGAATTACATCTGAATGGCTATTTATTACAAGGTATGGAAAAATCTATAAACAGATGACGCAAGGAGCTATTCGTGGGAGAATTAAAAAGTTAGGAAAAATTTTAGGAATAGAGGATCTATATCCTCATACTCTTAGAAAAACTAGTATTAATTTAATAAACAATTTGGCTGGATTAGGCTTAGCTAGTAGTTATGCAAATCATAGCAGCAGTGGAGTTACAAGCAAACACTATATAGCTAAAGCTAATCCAACTGAAGTAAGAAATAGCATTATAAATGCTAGGAAAAAGTTAGGTATTTTTTAGTTAAATATTATAGAGATTTTTAAATTTATAAAGAATTTATAGTTTTATTTTGTAGCTTTGAGCATGTTTTTATACTTTTTCTTAAATATAAT